GCGGAGCTTAGAACATAGTTAGAAAGCAACTTGTCTGCATAAGCACAGCCTGTTCCCTTAAATGCTTCGTCACTGTACTCAAAATCCCAGTCAAATGTAGAAACATTCTTCAGATATCTGTCTGCCCACATTCTGTCTTTACCAAAGTAGTGACCCATTAACTGAATACAGGCTTGCTCTACTTCGTCTGGAACATAGTCCCAGCCAAACTTTCCAAGAACTCTATATCTAGTTCCTTCTTTAAATGCTTGAGCTGCGTACAAATCATTTATTGTTGGAGGAACCATTCCGTTTGCTATGTAAACTGTGTCATCTAGAAGGTCGGCTCTGTCTAGCCTTATTCCAAATCCAGTTTCAGATATGATTGGCTTAAATCCCCAGTTATTAACGTTTGAAAGATTATTAACCAAAAGGAAATCATCTGCATAAACTTTATGTATTGCATGAATTCTGTATGGGAGAGGCAATATATCTGAGCCTACGCCAAAAGCAATTTCTTGATCTTCGTACAGATAAAACTCTTGTCCTGTAAAATCTTCAATAATCTTTCTAGCGTACTTCTCTGCCATCTTCAACTCATGATATGACTTATAGTTTGGATCGCTTGGGTCTGTTCCTATATTAAGATCTTCAATTGCTTCTGCAAAATTGCAGTAAGGAGTAACCACATTAGCAAAAGTAGTGTGTTGAAACTCATCTCCATCTACTGAATACGACCAATCAACCTTAAGTCTTTTATTTCTGTTTGTGACTGAGGTAGGCAGAAAAGCACTATATGAACCAATATTAGTTTCATCTTTTACGGCTGTTAAAGATGCAATTGGAGTTGCTTGATTTACAAGAGGAGATACAGATTCATCTTCTGTGATGTCGTATACGTTTACTTCTACTTCATCGTCTGCATCTACTATTTGACCCCTATAGAATATCTTTGTATTAATTGGGTCATTGCTGTATATAAATACCTCTGCCATTTGTTAGGCTTTAGTTGTAGTACTCCTGTACTTCCTTTGGAGTTGCCAATCTAAAACCTTCCTCCTTGTCGAAAATTTCTTGAGCTTCGTCTTCTGTCATTGCTACAAATGGGTGATCCTTTGTAAATGTGAATCCCATAATGTCATATCTGAAGTTTGCTCTTGTCATTCTAACCAAGACTTTATCTGCCGACTGTTCTTTCTTTAGATCAAGCTTTGGAATAATCTCGTATTCGTCTTCTTCAATACTTTCTTCAATATCTTTAATTGTCTTTTGATATACCGACCATGTAACACCTTCATCTGCTAGTGCTGCGATAATATCCGCCTTGCCCTTTAAGCCATCTAGATCAACAGCAAAATCTTCTGCAATCTTTTTAATTTCGGCTACTTTTAATGTCTCGAATGACATATATTCTCCTTTTCTAGGTATGTCCATTATAGCATTGATAAATTAAAATGAAAAGCCCCCCAAAATTAATTGGGGGGCCTTTAGCGGGTTTACTTCTTAATTAAATTATGAAGCGACCTTAACGTTCTTGACAACTACCCATGCGTCAGCCTGCTCGATTTGTACGCCTACACGTGTGTATAGTGTGTACTCGATTGAGTCCTTGCGTGGCCAGAAGAAGCGGTATACGGTTACGTCACGCTTGATACCAACAACAACGTTGTTAGGGAATGTCAAGTGGATGTCTCCGTGGTTTCCTGATGCTCCTGTGTGTGTACCAGATTGTACTTCTGAAAGAAGTGGAACTTCAACAATTGGAATACCAAATGCGAATGGTGCCACATATCCTGCAGGTCCACCTAGTGGTGCAACTCCTCCACGGATAACGCTTGAAGCGATATCTGATGGGATTGTCTGATTTGTTCCAATGCTGTTAGCATATAGGAAGTCCTGAATTAGGTTTGATCCAGCTAGGAAGCGTAGATCTGCACGGCGCTGCTTGTACTTACGTGGAAGTGCCTTGAGTGCCTTGTTGAATACTTCACGAGATACGTTAGCTCCAGCTGCGTCCACTACGTGTGCGTTTGCCTTTGCCTTCTTTACAACGCCATCGAATGACTTGTAAAGAGCATCTCCTGTATCAAGTGTATCTCCATTGAGGATTACATCTTCAATGTCGTTACCTGCCTGTGTTGCCATCAAACGTGCGATGTGATCTTCAAGATCTGCACCCTCGATGTTGTCTTCTAGAGACTCTGTTGAAAGCTCCCAGTCCATACGGAGCTTCTTTGTTGTTAGAGAAATCTTTGAGAAAGTTACAGCGCTGTTAGCACCTGTGTTCTCTCCTTCGCTTGCAAGCTTCATAAGCTTCTCGCCTACAGACATACGATCAATCTCGGTTGTGTCTGACTTCATGCGAACTGTACGGGCGACCTTACCAATTACGGTTGCGTCGAACATATAGTCAAGGAAACGTGCTGATTGCTCTGGGTTTAGAAGCCCACCGTTGCCTGCTTCTGATCCTACGTGTGTTCCTACTCCACCTGTTGTGGAGCCAAAACCTGTAGAAACTGTTGCACCTGCTGCGGCTGCTTTTTCTAATAGTTCATTGCTCATTGTTTGTTTCACCTACCTTAGTTAATTATATCGTTCACGGAACCGAGGAAAGAACCGTTCCATTTTGATTTTTTGATTGTTACACCCTGAGACCCGCCAAGGTCAGAGGACTTCTTAATTGCAGTCTCGGATTCTACTGCGTCGACACGCTTTTGTACTGTATCAATCGTGTTCTTGATATTGTTTACAGCGTCTGATAACGCTGTGTGTTGTTCTGCCAACTCTGAAATTCTTAGATCTACGCTCTTGCTAAAAGCTTCAACTGTATCTTTAATAGTTGAAACCTGTACTGCATTTGCTTCTGATGCCTTGTTCAAAGTCTCTGAGAAAAATCCCTTAAGATCGCCTAACATTTTTGCAAAATCAGGCTCTTCAGTCAAAGCATCTACTGCTTCAACTGCTTTCTCAAATTCGGCAGGAGCGTCTTCTACAGGTGCTGCTTCTTCAGCAGGAGCTGTATCTTCGGCAGGAGCTGCTTCTTCAGCAGGAGCTGCTTCTTCTACAACTGATTCTGCTTCAGCAGGAGCTGTCTCTTCGACTGGTGCTGCTGCTTCTTCTGCTGCCACTGGTGCGACCGCATCTTCAGCAACTACATTTTCTGTGTTTTCTGACACTACATTACCTCCTTCTCCGTTTGCCTGTTTTGCTATTTTTTGTGTTTCAGGCAACGTAAATCTTGACTGTTTGTACAAATCAAGAATCTTATCTATCTCTTTTGCTTTATTAACATCTGCGCTTTCAACCCAACCAATCAAAGCCGCTGGCTTTCCAGTGATTGGTGAATCATAAGTTTTTTCTGTTGAGATGAAAACAGAATCACTTTCTTCGCAATAAAAAATATTTTCTGTTACAACTTCTGCTGCGATTCCCTTGAATATCAATGCTCCGTTTGCTTTCTGAATAGAAAGAATGTTGCATAGCTCATTTGCTGGTGAATCAACAATTGATAACTCTAGAAGCTCGTATCCCTTAATAAATCTTACAGACTTTCCTGTTGCCTTATTAACTTCGTTATCTGATTCTGTAATCTTTCCGCCGATTGAAAAACCTGCTAGGGTTCCATCAAGAACTTTTTCCCATGTGTCTTGTGCACCCTTTGAAACATATGCATCAACATATACTCCATTATAAAATTCTTTTGTTGCTGGATCGTAAAAAGTTTCTGGTCTGAAAGAAAGCATCTTTCCTACTGCGCTTGATCCATGCATCTCACGAATGTTTCCACGGAAACCTTCAAAAGCTTTTAGACTTGCTTCCGCCGTTACAAGATCACCTGTTTGATCGATGTTGTCAAGAGTTGCAAATCCAGAAACAGTTCTCTTCTCACGATTTACCTTGGTAAAAGGCACAGAGAAGACAATGGCGTCTCCATTGCTTGACCACAAAGATTTTTCAATGTTCATATGCTCAATTTTATACTTATTATAATCAAAAGGCAAATAATGGTTGAGCAATATTACTCAACTTGTCTGCCTTCGCCCTTTGGGTTTCTGGCTTCCCCAGATTTGTCTGGAGACTTTGCTGAGCGCTCTTGGTCTCTTGTTCTGCTTTGTAGGGCCTGAGCCTTCATTTCTGCAGCTTGAGCATTTAGGTCTACGACCTTATCTCCTCCGTCTAGAGGGATCATGCCCTTTCTAATTCTAACTTCATTTGGAGTAAATACCTGCATTCTCAAATATCTTTCGTCAATTTGAGACTGAGTATCCTCGTCTGTTAGGGTTAGCTCGTTGAACTTTAAAATAAGAGCATCAGTCTTTTCTGCAAATATTCTATTTATTTTCTTTTCCAAAATCATTTGGGCTGGTCGACAAACCTGCTCTTTAAATGTCTTGTCTGCGTCACGGGCATTTGCAAGGCTTACACCCTCTGGTGATCCAATTTTATTAATTGGCACACGATGGGCAATTAGAATTTCATCTCTATTTGCAGAGCGATAAACGTTGAAAGAAGACTCTTGGGCATTAGCCTCAATTGGGTCCATCTTAAATTCAACCTTTGAGTCTGGGCTATCTGCTGGAAGCGGGACATATAGGGATCTGTGGTTCTTACCCTTTAATCCAACCTGGAAAAATTCAAGCAGCTTGCGCTCTGACTCTGTTGAAAGCTTTGCTCCCTTTACTGTAATAATGTATCTTGGGACCGCCTTGTTTTCAAAGTAGTCCAAGTTATACCTTCCAGAAAATTCATTTCCAGCAAGGGCCACCTGTGCAGCAACAATGTCTGGGATTCCGTAGTAGTTATTCATAGGAGTATACTTCTTTAAATGAATAATTTCGTTTGGTCTATCTTCTTGGCCAGCAATTGGGTTTTCTGTATCAAGGTCTTCAAAGTTTCTAAAGAATACTGCCTTGCCGTATAGTAGCTGAATAAAGCCATCACGAAGTCTTCTTACACGCATTGTCTTTGCTGGAATATGACCAATATATCCAATTTCGCCAGCAACAGTTCTTCCAATTTCAATGAAACCATTTCCTGTTGCTTCAAGGTCTGTATATACC